ACACATCAGTATACAAAAATAAAACCTATACCAAAATACAAAATAGAGAACCAACTACAAAAAAGACGAATAGACGTTGAAAATGCAGATTTATTGACTCGGTTAGCAAAAGTAAGAGCTGCAACACACACGCATCATCATATATCTGTAATACGACAACTGCAATTGAAAAAACATCTTACACGAGTGAAAAAAATAACCGAATTACAACGTATTCAAAAAGGTAATGCTCAGTTATTGAATGCTATTCAAAAGGTGAAGCCTAGTATATGTATAGAAGAATTTGAAAAAGATTTTGAAAGGTCGCGAAAAATAATGAAAACTATGTCGCTTTATCCAGAATACATCAGATAAACCCATTTACAATTCATTAAATAAATCTAATTCATACAAACCATAATATTGTATATCATTATCGCTGAATGTTATATTATCCTGAATTGGTTCTATCTCGTCTTCTTCATTTTCTTCTTCTTCTTCATTTTCCACAAAACATGCAAATCTTCGAATGTGGTGCAAATTTGAAACAGATAAAGGTATAGCTGAAAAAATGTAAATATTGTCATATAATTCATGGTCAATACTTGGTGGAACTAATAATTTATCATTGTTGGATTCATCTGTTTTGAATAAATTTATATATTCTCCATTTTCTGATTCGTCACAAATGTAACCTATTTTAGGAAATTGAACTTTAATACTTTCTTTTGTGCTCAGATAGTGTAAAAATTCGTATTGTTTAAATAAATTCACAGATACGTTTGATATGGTTATATTACGAATATTGCCGGCATTGATAATCTCATCAATAATAGCCCATTCCATGGGTTCTGGTTTGACAAAAGATTCGGAAGACATATCAACAAATACAAAAATATTATTGTTTTTATCTTCTAAAAAACCTTTGTACATGGTTTCCATGTTCAGGATTGTGCTTGTTTGTTTTTCAAAAAAAGAATTTATCTGATTCAAAAACTCTTCGTCAATCAAACTTATATCAGAGGTTTCGTCAGTATCTTCGCTAGAAGAAATAATTCCATATTTACTCTCATTTATTTCAATAAAAGGACGCATATTCAAATCAGTACTAGGGAATTCATAGTTGTTATTAATCTTTGAAAAAAGATATCGTATGTAAGGTAAACGTAGTGTTTGTACTACTTCGTATAAACATAAATGTAAAGTGTACTGCTTCAAATAATCTCTTTTATATTCAATATCCAATGACAATGAATCTTTTTCTAAATATTTGAAGACTACCTTATCATCCAAAGGAGCAGTGGTTTTTTTGGTAGAGGTAATATCAGTAAGAAAGGCATCTTCTTCCTCTTCAATCTCCAAATGAGTAGTAGATGGGGCATTCATAAAATGTTCAGTTAAATAATGCTTCAATTCGTTTTCTGTAAAAGGCATATATAACAATTCTTCTATACTATACTATATTTATATCTTTTATCTCAGTGCAAAATATAATTTATTGAAACCACATAAATAATTACTCATACTATAGCATATACTACTACACAGTACATATTCCTTTCTCACATTCCAAACATGGCAGACTACAATGATAACAATTCCATAGGTAACAATTCGGAACATTTGTTAAGCGAAGAGCCTTATCATTATGAAACTTTTCCAGATGATGATATTCAAAGTATTTCAACAGAATCATCTGCAAATGAAGAGTTTTCATTAATAAAGAAAAAGCAGAAAAATAAGAAGAGTAATAAGAAAAAGGATGATAAAGGGTATCGTAAAATCAAAGGAAAAGAAGGTAAATTCGAATATTTTGCAACAAGTATTATTCCTGGTCTCTGTATTAGAGACCCTATTTATGGTCGTCATATGGATAATCATCGAGTAGGTTCAACCGATGAAGATTTGTATTTTAAAGTCACTTATATAGCTAATGGTGTAAAGGAACCAGACCATCTATATTATGATAACCCGGAACAGTTTGAGAGTCATATGAACTGTAATATTAAAGCTGAAACAAAACAAATATGGGCTGATAAATATCAAATTGCTCTGCGAAATATGGAAAAGGCAAATTAAATAATATAAAAAAATATTTTTTTATTGAACAATGCGATTTATACTGTATACATTTCTAGTAACGTTTTATGAAAATAATTTACATATAAAAAATAAAGGTCCTCAACTGTTTAAGCAACATCATGCTGATTTTTTATCTGGATTCGATTTACGACATAAATTAGAACCGATAGACAATGAATTATTGGCTAACCTCTCTATATACAAAAACAAAAAAGAACTTTTAGACAAGCTAACAAATAAAAAAATAAATATCAGGGACAAATGTAAATTGATAGAAAAATACGATATAATACATGAAACTATTGGCGAAAATGTATGTAACGGAGGACTATTGGAAGATTGGGATTTTGAATTATGAAATAAATAATGTATAATTATTATATAAGTATATTATAATTATGTATGAGCAATCTATACCAGCTATAGCGTATGTGTTCATTGGTATAACATCATTGGCAGTAACATATTCACAACTTATGAAATCGCAACCAGATGATGAAACTGAACAAACGGATTCCCTTTTAACAGAGGAAAGTATAGAGTCCTCACCGAGTCCTAGTCCAAATACAATAGAACCTACTGCTCCAGTAGAACCGGAAACTATTCAACAAATGAATTCCAATGTCCCTATTGTTGAAGCCGTACCAGTGACTAGTACAACCAATTCAATAACAGATATGCAAAATAAAGGTGGTAAACAGAAAAAAAGAGGCACTTCCCATAAAACGAAAAGCATTCAAAAAGTAAAGAAAATACTCAAAAAAAATAAGACTAGGAAAAACACCAAAGCCAAGTAAAAAATGTTGTAAGTGGTTTTATTACAACATTTTTTTATTTTTATTTTTTGTTTTTAGCAGCAAGTCAATTGGTAAATTTCTCTTTCTAATTCTTCATATTCTCGCATCATATCTAGACGGTCCTGATAAGTAAATATTGAAGTAGTATGGTTATATGATTGGTTCAACGGTAAAATGTAGTCAGACGCTTCTTCAAATAGATTTTTCACATTAGCAGTAATTCTTTCTGATAAGCAATTGACTGTATCCAACACTTTTTTCCGCTCGCTTTTTGGAACATGTTTTTTGATTTCCCAATATTGAGTGGCTTCTTCGTCGTAAACCAGATGCATAATTCCTCTCTCTTCTAACAATGTGCATAACCTATTAGCATCTTCGCTATCCATCAATTCTACTTTCAAAAACGCAAAGAAGTAGTAATATCCATTTTCATTTTTTTTTCTATGCATATCCAATTCAATCACCTTACCTATGTTCAAATTGTAGAATGCATTTTTTACAATATTATTGGACACATCACCCAGTATTCTGGGAATGTAGATATCAATAACTTTGGAAGTAGTGTTCATAATAAGTTGTTTGTTTAGTTGTTGAAAAGAATAGATAAGCGACATTGTCAATTTTCTGCAAAATCTCATATTTTTTCGAAATTTTGTATTCGCGATTCACGAAAGAAATATTCTACCAACTCATCATTATTATAATCATTGATGTAATATATATTTTTGATACCAGCTGCACATAACATTTTCATACAATTCACACACGGATAATGTGTAATATAAGCATCTGCATAATCACAGCTAACACCTCGTTTTGCACAATCAGTAATCGCATTTTGCTCAGCATGCACTGTTGCCTGTTCATGATTATCAATTACTTTAGACTCATGGGGACATCCTGGTAAAAATCCATTGTACCCTTGAGAAATAATTCGATTATCTTTAACGAGTAAGCAACCAACCTGCAAACGTTGGCATGGTGACCTAGACGCAGTTACTAATACAATTTGTTTGAAATATTCTTCCCAAGTTGGTCTACGACGTTCCATTTACTATAGTATTCTAAAAATATTTAGGTAGTTTTATAAAAATTGATTTTGTAAGGCAATAGTAGAAGGCATCAATTGATGAACGACAATAATTGTTTTCCAGAAATAGATATTAAAAACATCCCTAGACCTGTTTTGAAACGAAGTCATGCTAGATGTTATACAGACCAGGAAATTCAAAACTATGAAAATGCAGGAAACTCTAATAATACCAATTCAATGATTCAAATTATCAATAAAGCAAAATACAACTTGGTAACATATTGTGATGATAACCCAGTGCAGTATGATAATAATTTCCCGACGCTATTGCCAATTATGTATAATGAAGATTATATAAACGATTTTATCAATAATAAAACTCCTTCTCCTCGAAAAATTAACGAAAAAAATACACAAACCGAAGCGTCTACACTTACAAAACCTACCTTGAACCGACAACAAACACGTTGAATAACAATCATTTAAAACAAAAAACTATATAAATAAGTTTATTGATATAGTTCATAATGGCCAGTGAAGAAAAACCGTTGATACCTACTAACTTCCGTTCGTTAGTAAAAGATTTTACAGATGATTTAACGACTGTTTTTCCGGAATATGATTTTTATTGGAGGCAATGGGGTACCGACCATATTACCGATGGAGAGTTGAAAACATTACTAGATTATTGTGCAAAGGTTTATCCAGAACGTTTTTTTGATATATTATCACAAAACGAAGATATATTTAAGGAAGATAGTAATGTTAACACTTATTTTTTACCAAAAATGAGTTTTCAATTATTATTCAATTGTGAAGGTGTAAGTGAAAAATCAAAAAAAGTCATGTGGAAGTATTTACAGCTGATGTTGTTTACAGTTGTTGGTAGTGTTGATGACAAAAAGAACTTTGGTGATACTGCTAATATGTTTGAAGGCATTGATGAGAATATTCTACACGAAAAGATGCAAGAAGCCATGGGAAATATTACAGAAGTTTTTCAAAATATGACTCCTGACTCTGATGCTAGTGGAAACACGATGGATGGTGAAGACAGTCAAATGCCTGAAAACATGGAAGAAGAAATGAAAAACATGTTCAAAAATATGCCAAACATGTCTAGTATGCCTAATCTCGAAAATTTGCAGACCCATATGAAAAAAATATTTGATGGAAAGATTGGTAAGTTAGCAAAAGAGTTGGCCGAAGAAGTTGCTGAAGAATTCAAAGACTCTTTGGGTGACATGGAGAATGCAAACCCAACCGATGTTATCAAGAATCTCATGAAAAATCCTAACAAAATCAAGAATTTAATGAAGACTGTAAGTGGTCGTCTAGATGATAAAATGAAAAGTGGTGAAATCTCTAGAGAAGATATTATGAAGGAAGCGGGTGATTTTTTGAATGAAATAAAAAAAACAGGCGGAGATGCAGGTGTTAATGAAATGTTGAAAAATGTAATGAAAGGAATGGGTGGATTAGGTAAAAACGCAAAAATAAACAAGGGTGCTTTAAATCGTTTGATGAAACAATCTGAAACAAAAGAAAAAATGGCAAAAAAAGCAGCGGCTAGAAAGCAAGAAATGTTAAGAAAACAGGAGGAAGAAAGACAAAAAGTATTTGCGAGAGTTCGTGAACAAAACCGTCTCAAAGCTCAATATTCATTACAACAAAAGGAAAATGAGAACAAACTAGTATTCAAATTAGATGGTGAAGATGAACAGGAAAAGTCTTTTATTCATCCCGATATTGAAGCAGAGTTGATAAGAGAAGAAGAGTTAGAAAAAGAAAAAGAAAAGGCTACTAGTACCACAACTAAAAAAAAGAAAAAGAAGAAGAAGAATTAAATTATTTGCAACCAGCATTTGCTAGTTTTTTTTTCAATTCCTCTACTAATTCTGTAGTCGAAGTAACATACATGTTTGGAAAAATTGCATGTATAAGAGCTTTTGACGAACCAATTAGTAATGTGCTAGCTAAACTACCTGAAAATTGCAAATGTTCAAAATATGTCATACATACATTTTTAGGATGAGTTATAAACCATAATTCAATTGAGCGGTACATATTACGAAATATCATGACAGATTATATAATTTACACAGAATTATATATTCGAATATTATATAAATGAATATCTTCAAATTCATCAACGTAAAATTATTCATATTAAGTTTACTTATAGGGTTATTCGCAGTATATATTTTCATGCCCGATATGAGAATTATCCGCGTGTATCCTACACCAGAAAATGTCTCTATTTTACAATACAAAGACCAAACCGATACGTGTTTTTCTTTGAAACAAACAGAAGTTTCTTGCTCAGAACATAAAGATAATATTACTAAAATTCCTATTCAAAGTTAAGAAAACATAGTGATTATTATTTTAGCATCTTATACTATACATGAATTTCAGAAGACTCTTTCATTCAGAAGTCGGTAAAAATATTATATCTATCATTTTAGGACTAGGACTAGCTACTTTATTTAGAAAAGTTTGTCACGATAAAAATTGTATTCGATTCAATGGACCAATTATTACAGATATAGAAGACAAAGTATTCAAACACGGCGAGAAATGTTATAAATATAGTGCTCAATCTGATAAATGTGATACTACAAAAAAAGTAATACCTGTCATATCAAACGAAGAGGCAGAACAACTAACCGTATAATATATTTAGTATATTCGTTAAACTATACAATCAAACATGTATATTCATTGTATAGTTTGTAACCATGGAAAATATTACTAGAATCGCTGATTTACCAATGAATGGAGGAGGAAACGGTCATAATATGCCTGCTATGCAAAATCAGATGACTTTACCAAGTGTAAGTATATCAGAAATGAAGAAAAAAAACGAGACTGAAATGCAAACGAATTATACTCCTATCAATCCTCATCCAAATCCATTCGGTATAAGTGAACAAAATCCTGTTATGCAAAATCCCGATAATCAACGTTTGGAAAAACCAGCTATGAATATGGAACAATTTCAACAAACTGGTGGTTTACCTGAAGAATTTCGTAATCAGATTTCTACTATGCAATCACAACCGTTACCTTCTAGAGACATACCTATGCAAACTGAACATTATAATATAGATGAAAATGTTCAACCAAATTATATTCCAAAGCCCAAGAAAAAAGTCGATTTTGTTGAAAACCACCATGATATGACTGAGCAAAATCTGCGTGAATATGAACAAAAGAGATATCGCGAGAATAAACTAGATGCCATATTAGATGACCTTCAAATGCCCATTTTTGTGGCTCTATTATTCTTCTTATTTCAATTACCAATGATAAATACAATGATATTCAAGCGCTTCTCCTTTTTGTCTATTTACAATGAGGACGGTAATTTCAATTTCTATGGACTTCTGTTGAAAAGCCTTCTTTTTGGTAATTTCTTCTTGTTCTCGAATAAGGTAATTAATTTCATCAGCACACTCTAAAATAACATATTGACCAGTATATTCAATATGTTTTACTCGTTCCATTATGCTAATAAGTCAGTTAATCTTTTACGTAATGTTTTTGATTTAATATTCTTTACAGGTGATGGGACTTTACGGGTTTTTCTTTTTGTTTTCGGTTTACTCTTTGTTTCTTTTTTCTCTTCCGTATCAGCTTGAATATCTTCTTTATGAGGGGAATATTTCAAAAACCACATCTGATATTCCTCTGATTTTTTGTCAGCATTAGTTTCTGCAAAAGTTTTGAACATTGTTGCTTTTTCAGAACGTATATCTTCGAGGGTTTTCTGTTTACCGTAACAATTTATAGTGAAACGTTTCAATAGACCTTTGTCAGTCAGTTTGTTCTCTTCAATAACATCAAATAAATATTTGGATATACACAATAAACGATTTTTATTATAATGTCTTTCATTCGCATAAATAAATGCCAAATAGAAAGATAATATTGTTTCAATTGTTGCAACGTTTACTTCTTTATCACCGATGTTTATTTTATTATAACTATGACAGGCAATTGGTTCATAAATAAATACAAAACTTTTATTGTCTACTTTAATTTCATAATGTTTGGGAATAATTTCTCCAATTTCTTCGTGCAAAACCATTTTTGTATTTTTGTATCCTTCATCATGTAATCTTTCAATCAAAATGTCGGCACATTTTTTTGGCTCTTCTGACAATACATCATAATCCGGAATTAGCTTTACATGTGCTCTTTCTTTCTCATTCATATGTTTTGAGTAAAGATAAGTAGAATAACCTCCAAAGAAAATAGCTCCCTGGTCGACAAGATTGTTTCGAACTATCGTATTCAACTTATTTGTAGGGCTAGTACCATTCTTAGCAAAATCAACTTTATCACAATTCTTTGTTTTTAATGGATGATATTTATTTAATAAGGCTAAACGTTTCAATATTTTTTCCCAACGAGATACATCTCCATCTGGTCTAGACAACTCTAAATACATAGACATGCGTAAAAAATCAGGGGGAGCATATCGAAGACCATTTATTTTGATTACATCTTTGGAAATACTATTATAAATTTTGGGATGCAAAAAAGTAATATCTGCAATCGGGATGTAATTCACAAATACTTTGAATGTACCAAAGTGAACTCCGGATTTAGCTTCAACATCTTTGTATCCATTTTTATAATAAATGTCAGCTAATTCCTTTGCATCTTCAATCGGATTTGGTGAGAAAAAATCGTAATCTGGTATTTGAATATCTCGTTTATAGAATTGAGCATATTTTGGTAAAATATTATTAATAGCGGTACCTCCGTAGCATATAAGCTTCTTTTTTCGTAAAAAATCTTCTACTATAACTAACATTTTTTTCACGTCTTCATTGTTTACCTTCTCCATACCCTGTTTTTTCTCAGTTTCATCTACTGCATGACGTAATATTGCTAATTCACAATCATCAAATGTCATATCAGCATCACATAATTTATTTTTGAAATCACCGGTTTGTTTAGATTTCATTAATTTACGTATATATTACTATATGATATTTTTCTATGTATTGCGTTTGTAATTTTTACAAATGTAATACAAATATAATTTCGACAGTTGCAGGACTCGAACCTACGCGGGAATATCCCAAAAGATTTCTAGTCTTTCGCCTTAACCACTCGGCCAAACTGCCATTTATAGATGTAAAAATTTAATTCCACATCTACTTTATCTAAAAACTAATAGTTTATATTGTTTCATTCATAAATGTTAAATGTTCTCGTGTACAATACATCTTTGAAATGATTATTTCTTTCTGGACAATTCTCTTTGAATACGTTCAAAATATGGGATTGCTGCTGCTAAAGGAACAATACCTCCTTTGCTATCGTTGAAAAAGGTTTCACAGTCCATCAAATTTTCATCTACTAAATGATATCTATATCCAACCATTTGAGCACCGTAATTCAATATCATTTTTCTCATGTCAGGGTTAGTTGTTATCTTTTGATAAGGTAATACTAATTTGCTACTGATGGCGGTGGTTGATACATTATCATCTTTGATAAGTGGGGGATTTGCCGCCTGATTTTCTAATGATGTTAATCCAAGTAAGTTGATAGTTTGACTACCACTTTCAATATTCAAATAATTAGATAAATCATAACACGATACGTCATTACTATTACATTTTGCATACTCTTTATAATCTCTATGAACGGTTTTGTCTACAACTATAACAATTTTTCCCATAATTTCAGATAACTTGGTTTCACGAGTAACATCACCTTCGAATAGTTTCGACTTCAATGTTGAATCTATTGCTTTAGCTACTTCTTTATAGCAATTAGTATCTTTTGTTTTAATACGTAAATGAATAAACAAAGGGTCTTTTTTGTTTGGAGAATTACCAGAAAATGCGTTACTAACAACAGTAGAAAAAATATCTCGTAGAAGAAGGCTATTTTCAGTATCAAACACTTTGAATTCTGGGTCGGTACTTTCTGCAACTACAGTTTGATAATTATCCCCCTTCTTACTATAAAATACTTCAAAATCTAATAATCTACAACCTCGTGATAAAGCAAATTTTACCATATTTTTATTTATTTTTTTACCAGATGTTGCAGCGTTAAATGCAGATTTGATGCAATAATCTTTGATAGGTAAATTAGCATATTTAGGTTCGATGCTTTGAATATTTCCCATGCTCAAAAAATTCTTATTGTTTTTGACACTCAGGTATTCATCATTGTCTACTGCACCTATCATATTGGCAAAAAAACTAGAAGCATCCCCCAATTCTCCTCGTATGTTAGTTCTAATTTCCATATTTTCTTTCACTGTAAAAAATTTAACAATTCGTTGTCTATATATGTTAAAAAATACGTGAAATAAAATAACAAAGATTACAATGTAAAGAAATAGATAAAAATATTCCATCTTTTATATATTGTATATATAAACAAATATAATAAAAATATACTATATATTATAACAATCTACTATGGCTGGAGGATTACTAAATATAATTTCTACTGGAAATAATAATGTATTTTTGACAGGAAACCCTTGTAAAACCTTTTTTAAAGTAGCATATGTAAAATACACAAATTTTGGTCTGCAAAAGTTTCGTATCGATTATAATGGTTTAAGAGAATTGCGACCTTCAGAAGATTCTACATTTACATTTAAAATACCTCGTTATGCTGATTTACTTATGGATACATACATAGTTGTAACCTTACCTGATATTTGGAGTCCAGTGTATTCACCCTGTGATGAAACCAGTGGTAGATGGGCACCATATGATTTCAAATGGATAAAAGATATTGGGACACAAATGATAAAAGAAGTGGTTATTAATTGTGGTGGGTTGACACTTCAAAGATACACTGGAGAGTATATGGCAGCAATGGTTGACCGTGACTTTAATGCTGAAAAAAAAGACCTTTTCAACAAAATGACCGGTAACGTAATAGAATTACATGACCCAGCATATGCACACGGAAGAGCAAATGTGTATCCATCTGCATCTTATACTACTGCTACTACTGGTGCGGAACCATCCATTCGCGGACGTAATTTGTACATACCTATCAATACATGGTTTACATTGAACACTAAATGTGCTTTCCCATTGGTTGCATTACAATACAATGAATTATCTATAACTGTTACAATGAGACCTATCCAAGATTTGTTCCAGGTAAGAGATGTATTTGATTACAGCTATGCTTTTCCATATGTAAGACCAGACTTCAATGAAAATCGTTTTCAGATGTATCGTTATTTACAAACTCCTCCTTCTGGATTTATTTTTCCAGCAAACTATGAAAATAAAATCAATACATGGAATGCGGATGTACATTTGATATCTACTTACTGTTTTTTATCTAAAGAAGAAACACAAAAATTTGCAATGGAAGACCAGATATATTTAATTAAAGAAGTATATGAACACAAATTTGAGAACGTTACAGGTTCTAAACGAATCAAATTAGAAACAAATGGAATGATAGCCAATTGGATGTGGTTTTTGCAAAGAAATGATGTAAATCTCCGTAATGAATGGAGCAACTATACAAATTGGCCTTATCATAATTTGCCATCAAATATAACATTAGCTCCATTGGAACCTATTAGTGGTACGGAAGCAACATTGAAATACGGAATGGGAGTTCATCCTATTTCTGTGCAAAATACTGGTATAACTATTACTGGTAATTTTCATCCCGAGAATCGTAAGGAAATATTAGAAAATATGGGCATACTATTCAACGGTGAATACAGAGAAAATATTATGGAACGCGGTATTTACGATTTTATAGAAAAATATACTCGCACACCGGGAAATGCAAAGGATGGTTTGTATTGTTATAACTTCTGTTTAAATACGAGTCCTTTTGAATATCAACCGTCGGGTGCTATCAATATGAGTAAATTCAAAACAATTGAACTCGAAATCAATACATATTTGCCGACAATAGACGCTGTCAACTCTAATTACGATGTAATATGTGATGCAGACGGTCAACTGCTAGGTGTACGTAAATCAAACTGGAGACTGTATGAATATAACTATAATTTAACCCTCTATGAAGAAAGATATAATATTTTATCTGTCATAGGAGGAAATTGTGGAATGATGTATGCAAGGTAAACAATTGGTTACTTATACAAATATATTATAGGAATATATATATAATATATTTAAATTTTATGGCTTCATCTGAAAATAAAGTAAATAAATCAAAAAAAGAAACGTTTAGTAATATTAATATTGATAATGACCATAATTTTCAGACTGCAAATATGGAATATAAGATGAAAAAAATAAAAAAAAAATCAAAGTCTAAAATTAAAAACAATTTCAAAAATATTGAAACGTTTGACACCTTATATAATGAAGACACTCATAAAAAAAAACATACATCAGAAGAAGATGAAAAAGAGAAACCTTCAAAAGAAGTCGAAAATTTTGATACATTAAGTAGTATTTTTACAAATAAAGTAGTTGAAGGCGCTGCTAATTTAGATGATAAAGAAAATAGAGATAACTGGGAAGGTCATGATAACGTTAAAGATGAAGAAAAGAAAATAGACTGGAGAGACAAAGGTGTGAAATTTGTTGAAGATGTTTATGACAATCTTACATTTGTGAATAGAAAACTTAGTAAAGAAATCACTTATGCATTATCTAACAACAACCCAACAGAAAAAGATGAAGAATTAATGGGAGACTACCTTTCTACCCTTT